ACAGGTGGCATGGCAGTCAAGTTCTTTTCTTCCACTGTCATTAAGCTCTGGTCGTCTGAGGCTGAAGCGAATGCTATTAAGGCTGGCGTTAAAGTTGGCGACAAAATCATTGAGCAAAGAGTCGGACGGCCAGTTAACTGGATTATTGATTACAACAAACTCGGCCCCCCAAATCTATCGGGACAATACGACTTTTACTACCAAGGGGAAACTCTTGGTGTAGATAGCGTTGGAGAAACCCTAGATGTTGCAGAGATGTGTGGCATTGTAGAAAAGGGTGGCGCTTGGTATACAGTAGATGGAGAAAGATTACAGGGACGTGCCAAGGCAGTGCAGTACCTTAAAGACAATCCAGAGGTTGTAGAAAAGATTAGAGAGGCAATCGATGCCAAATATTAATGAGTTTTTTCATAAGCCAGAAAAGTTGGGCAAACCAGAGCTTCAAAGAATGACTGGCATGAAGCCATGCTCTAAATGTGACAAGGATGCAGATGAAGGATTTTGGGATCCAACAACATTTCAATTGACATGGACCTGCCCAGACGGTCATGTTACTCAACACAAGGTGGGCTAATGTCAGAAAGATCTGAGGTTAAAAGAGACGGTGCTAAGGCACAAAAGAATTCTGGCAGGGGAGATTATCAAAAAGGCGATGCTCAATGGTGGTCTTTTGTTGTAGACTATAAAGAGGCTTCAAAAAGCTTTACTTTAAACAAAGATGTTTGGGCTAAGATATGCACAGACACATTTAGGGTAAATAGAAATATGCATCCCTGTTTAAAAATTATTATTGGTGAAGAAGCAAAGGTAAGATTAGGTATTATAGAATGGTCTAGGCTAGAAGAGCTAGTTGAGTTCTGGGAAGAGAATCATATTAAATGATAGCATTTCTATTTGGATTACTTATCGGGTTTATTGTTGGATACCCACTAGGACTTTGGGCAATTGACTACACAAGGAGACACAATGACAGATAAAAATACTCTTGAGCTAATTAGTGATATCACAGAATTTAATGATCTTCATGAGTACATGAAAGACGAACACCTTGATAGAGCGATGGGAATTGTTATTAAGATGCTAATGACCCCAGATGTTCCCGCTGCAAAAGCTCCACAATTAATTATAGAGCTACAGGCAATGTCTGCTAAGTTTGGTATGCTTGCTGCATACTATACTACTGTAGGCAAAGATAAGGCTGGTAGTGTAAACAACAACAAAAAGAATGTATATTATTCGGTAAAGGAGTCAATCGATAAACTTGTGGATGCCCTCAAGTATATTGTAAGATATAATGGCTAGAGATATTGTAAAAAATTTAAAGTTTAAGAAGTACGAAGGCAAGTTTGATCCAAAAGAATTTGCAAGTCTTCTTGATGAGTCATATCTGTCTACTAAACGTGGTGATGGAGATATGACTAAGTATTCTTTTAGCCCAAGTAGTTTTGGATACGGACACGGTAACTGCCCTAGGTATTGGTACATGGCATTTAATGGTGCTTATTTTATTGATAATAACGATGCACAAGCTGTAGCAAACATGGCCCAAGGAACTCAAGCTCACGAAAGATTGCAGGGTTTGATTAGCAAGATGGGTGGAAAAACAAAATCAGTAACTACCGAATTAGAAATTAAAAATGAATATCCTCCTATTAGAGGCTTCATCGACTTAGTAATTGACTGGGACGGAGAAGAGGTTATTGGAGAAATTAAAACAGCTAAGCAAGAAGTTTGGGATAGTAGGCAAGCAGAAATGTCTCCTTCAACAAACCACTTACTTCAGCTACTTACGTATATGAAATTAAGAAATGCTAAAGAAGCTTTCTTTCTATATGAAAACAAAAATACACAAGAGCTTTTAATTATGCCTATTCAGATGACAGATAAGAACCAAGACATTATTGACAACCTGTTCTTATGGCTATCAGAAGTTTATGATAACTTTAAGGATGGCGGTCTTCCAATGAGACCATTTACAAAAACAGCTTATGCCTGTAAGGGTTGCCCTATTAAGAAAGAATGTTGGGCTGGAGATACTGGAGAAGTACAGATAGAAGCTTACGAGGTTCCTAAGATATGATCTGTGGCAACTCAGAATGTGCAAAGGAATTTGATTCACGTACTCATAACCAAAAGTATTGCTCAGATGAATGTTGCCGTGTTGCCACAAATAAGCGTATTATGGAAAAGTATTATGAAAAGAAAGCAATACGAAAAGGAAATATTGTAAAGAAGTGTAAGCATTGTAAGTCACCACTTAGCAAGTATCAGATGGAAGATCTTTGCGCCTCATGTATTAAAAATAGAAATAAAAGAAGTAAAGATAAGTTGCTAAGGATGCTAGATGAAATTGAGTGATCTTGTTAAGACGAAGGCAAACAGGGTTTTAGGCATAGATGCTTCTACAAACTCTGTTGCATTTTGTCTTATGGAAAACAATACTCCAATCAAGTGGGGCAAAGTAGAGTTCAAAGGCGCAGACATATACGAAAAAATTTACGATGCAAAAGTAAAAGTACATGCAATGTTAGATGAATTAAAGAGTGATTATATTGTTATTGAAGGAGCAGTACTTGTCAGATCCCCAGATGCTGTGATAAAATTGTCTTATGTCTATGGAGTTGTTATTGCTGAGCTTATGTCTACTGGTGCTAAGGTTATTACAATTAGCCCTACCGCATGGCAGGCGCACATTGGCAACAAAAATCCGACGAAAGATGAGAAGTCTGCAATAAGATTAAAGAACCCTGGGTATGCAGAGTCTTGGTATAAAAATCAATTAAGAAATATGCGTAAACAAAGAACTGTAGATTACTTTAATAAAAAGTACAATCTTATCCTAGATGATTTTGATGTAGCAGATGCATTTGGTATTGCACATTATTCTAATACGGTGTTGACTGAACGATGAAGTTATATCAAAGCAAAGATTGGCTGTACAGAAGATATGTTGTACAAAAGAAAACTATTACAGAAATAGGCAAGGAATGCAATGTCTCTGCTATGACCATACAGAGGTACCTAGAGAAGTTTGGGCTAATTAAAAAAAGATGAAGATTTATGAAGGAAGTTTTAGTCAGGCAGGACAAGAGTCATTTGTCTTAAATACTTTAAATGAAAAAAGAAATGGCGTATATGTAGAAATAGGAGCCATGCATTCAAAAAAAATTAGTAACACATACTTGCTAGAAACACAGTATGGCTGGACTGGCGTAGGACTAGAGATTGTTAAAGCAAGATCAGAAGAGTACAATGCAAACAGGTCTAATCCATGTTTAAATGTTGATGGAACAAACTTTGACTACCTTGATTATTTTGAAAAAAATAATTTTCCTAAAACAATAGATTATCTACAGATTGACATTGATCCAGCATTTCAATCTTTAAAAGCTCTTAAGTCTTTACCGCTAGACAAATACAGATTTTCAGTTATAACATTTGAGCATGACTTATATGTTGATCGCAAAAACATTTATATTAAAAAAGAAGCAAATAGAATACTGTCAAAGTTTAATTATGTTCTTGCTGTAGATAATGTTACTTGTGAAAATGCAATATTTGAGGACTGGTACGTAGATGCAGAACTATATAGTAAATTGGAGAGATAATGGCTAAAGATCTTTGGCTAAGCGCTACAAAAGAAACAGCAGGCGATTTAATTTTAACAGGATATACAGGAGAGCTAAAAGATATGCCTGTATATGATGAAGTTATAGAATTATGTAAAGGCGGAAAGAAAGCTTTAGATTTTGGATGTGGGGTAGGAAGAAATTCTTTTGCTTTATCTAAAAACTATAATCATGTAATTGGATATGATTTGCCAAACATGATTGACTTAGTCCCAGATTCTAATAAGCCAGACAACGTAGACTACACCTCAGACTGGGGTTCATTAAAAGATTTAAGGTTTGATCTTATTTTAGCAAGCCTAGTCTTACAGCATATTGAAGATCAAGAATTAAATAATTATTTACATGATATATCATTAATGACTGATAGATTAGTTCTTCATAGCAGAACTTGGATTGATCATTCTAATAGTTTGGTCTTGCCAATTGTTGAGAAATATTTTATAATAGACCAAATTGATTATACAAAAGACCCTAACAATCCAACACATGATCACTTTATTGGATCATTTAAAAAGAAAGGCTAGATATGTCAGAGCCAGTTTTCCCAGACGTAAAAGAATTTAGGTGTCAAGACTTATATTTGCATTCAGTTTCTGCCCCTTCAGGTAAGAAAATATTTGACTCATGTCATGAAATAGCAAAGATGTTAATTGATAAGAATATCTCATACGGAGATTCTGCTTTAGCCCCTGTTAGAATTTTTAGTAAGGCGGATCCTAAAGAGCAACTATATGTTCGAATTGATGACAAGCTCAGCAGACTCATGAAGGGTACAGATTACGTAGGAGATAACGATATTGATGATTTAATTGGATACCTAATTTTACTGAAAATAGCCAAGTCCAGTTGATGTTTTAGTCAACTAAGATGGTATAATGGATATATGGAATTAGAATTAGCTGATCATTATGATCGCATGAATAGAGTCGTTGAGGAATTACTCAAGGGCAATTCAGCAACTCAAATTGCCTCTTTAACGGGCTTTAAAAGAGCAGAGGTTATAAGTTATATAGACGAGTGGAAAGAGGTCGTTAGAAACGATTCTACGACTCGTGATAGAGCAAAAGAAGCTGTGTCAGGTGCAGACCAACACTATGCTATGCTCATCAAAGAAGCATGGAAGACGGTAGAAGATGCAGATCAAGCAGGTCAACTTAATGTAAAGGCAACTGCTTTAAAGCTTATTGCTGATATTGAGGGCAAAAGAATTGGTATGCTGCAAGAGGTCGGGCTCCTAGACAATGCAGAGTTAGCCACACAAATAGCAGACACAGAACGTAAGCAAGATATTTTAGTAAAGATTTTAAAAGAAGTAACTGCGGTGTGTCCAAAGTGCAAGTTGGATGTTGCAAAAAGGCTTTCACAGATTACAGGAGTTGTAGAGCCAGTTATATTAGATCCAGAGGAAGCTCGTGGATCTTAACTTTAATGATCTCATAGATATACTAGACGGTGAAGAATTTGAAGAGCGTCCAGTAGATCTTCGTACATTTGTAACAAGCCCAGATTATCTTGGGTTGCCACCATTGTCTGAATATCAGTATACATTAATTGAAAAATCTTCTCAAATTTATAAAGAGTCTACTTTAATTAAATTGTTTGGAGAAGAAGAAGGCAAAAGAATTTTTAAGCAAACCTGTAATGAGGTTATTGCACAGCTTGGAAAAGGTAGCGGTAAAGATTATTGCTCGACTATCTCAGTTTCCTATATAGTATATTTACTATTGTGCTTAAAGGATCCAGCATCTTATTACGGAAAACCTCCAGGAGATACAATTGATATCCTTAACATTGCTGTTAACGCACAGCAAGCAAATAATGTTTTCTTTAAAGGATTTAAAACAAGAATTGAAAGAAGTCCATGGTTTGCTGGAAAGTTTGATCCCAAAGCTTCCGAGGTACGTTTTGACAAGAATGTAAACGTATACTCAGGCCACTCAGAGCGTGAAGCATTTGAGGGATATAACGTAATTGCTGTAATTCTTGACGAAATTTCTGGCTTTGCTACAGAAAATACAACTGGTCATGACCAAGCAAAGACGGCAGACGCTATATACGATATGTATCGTGGTTCTGTTGTGTCACGTTTTCCAGAGTACGGTAAAGTAATTTTACTTTCTTTCCCTCGTTTTAAGAATGACCCTATTCAAAAGTTTTATGATTCAGTTATTGCAGAAAAAGAAACTGTAATTAGAAGCAAGACATTAAAGATGGACAACGAATTGCCAGACGGAACAGAAGGAAACGAAGTTACTGTCGAGTGGGAAGAAGACCACATCATATCATACAGCATCCCAAATGTATATGCTTTAAAAAGACCAACATGGGAAATTAATCCTACAAAAACATTGGAAAATTTTAAAGTCGAGTTTTACAAGAATATGCAGGATGCGCTAGGAAGATTTGCATGCATGCCTCCAGAAGCCGTAGACGCATTCTTTAAATCAAGAGATAAGATAGAAAAAGCTTTTAATAATATGGCTTTAGCGGTAGACAAATTTGGCAGACTTGAATCCTGGTTTGCACCTGACCCAGACAAAGAATATTTTATACACGTTGACCTTGCACAAAAACATGACCACTGTGCTGTTGCTATGGCGCATGTTAACAAGTGGGTTAATGTAAGAGTAACTGATACCTACTCACAGCCAGCCCCAATAGTAGAAGTAGATGCAGTTAGATACTGGACTCCTACTGCAGATAAGTCTGTTGATTTTACAGAAGTTAAAGACTATATTCTTTCTTTAAGGTCTGCTGGATTTAAAATTAGAGTATGTACTTTTGACCGATGGAATTCTCACGACATGATGCAACAGCTAAAGCAATACGGCATTAGCACAGAAACTTTATCTGTAGCAAAAAAGCATTATGATGATATGGCTATGGTAGTGCTAGAAGAAAGATTAACTGGTCCACACATTCCTTTGCTTATAGACGAACTTTTACAGTTAAGAATCATGAGAGATAGAGTTGATCACCCAAGAAAAGGTTCTAAGGATCTAGCGGATGCGGTGTGCGGTTCAATCTATAATGCAATTAGTTTGACAAGGCCTGGAAGAACTGATGAAATAAAGATTCATACATATGAATCAATGAGTTATGATAATGATTTTGAAACGGATAAAGAAGAAACATTTAATTTAATTAAGGCGCCAAAGATGCCACCAGACTTAAAGGAAGCTATGGATAGGATGATGATCATATGAGTACGTATCAAGAACTTGCAAAACAATGTAAATGCTGTGGTAAGCATGTGCCTTTGCCAACTGTCCTTAAAGAGTTTGAAGGGATAACATTATGTCCTACAACCTTTTCCAACGTCATAGAGTATAAGCGTATGTGGCTTTCTTTAGGGGCAAGACCTTCAGGTAATGTTAGAAAACATTTTTCCGAATATGTTCAAGAAATAGTGGAGAAGAGCTTTTCTCAAAATGTTTGAAGCAAAATGTGAAACTATTGAAGAGTTTGACTACGATGAAAATTTTAAATACTACAAATATAGTAATTTTAAAAATCATAAAGCAACAGAAAACCCACAATATTTTTCTGGTAAATATTTTGTTATAACAAGTCACGGCAGACTATGGCATTCTTTATCAGAAGAATTTGCTCAGTACGAGCTCCTCTCAAAGAAGATACCAGACCTAAAGATATTTTTTATTAATCTAACTGAAAATGTACAAGATCCAGTATTGAGTATAGAGGATTTTTGTAAATTAGCTGTGCCGTCTTCCCCTAATAGACAGCTTGCATTTTTTAAAGATTTGGTGGCATCTTATATTGGTGAAGATAATTTAAGCACTACTAACATATATAGCGCAGACAACTCAGATTTTGTTTTAGAAGAGTGTTATTTTATTTGTGATACTAGAATACTAATTGACCCAGTAGCATATAAACAGCATTCTCTAAAGCCATATTGGGCAGAACAATTTGGAATAAGAGAAGGTAAACGAGTTTACAACCATCAGCCATGGTGTAGCAGAGAAAATACAAAAGAAAATCCATATGCAAAATGGTCCCTATATGGCATGAAAATGACCAGAGAAAGATTTTTAGCTATATTAAAAGAAGATTTTGCTTTGCCCAAAAAGATATACATAGATAGAACAAAAGACTCTGACAGAAAATTTGATAAAGAGTATTTAATTAAAGAATACTTTGTGTCTAAAGGCTATACACCAATAACGTTAACGGATTACGGATACTTAAAACAATTGTCTTATTTTTATAATGCTAGCGATATTGTTGGAATCTGTGGTACAGGGATACTAAACTCTTTTGTTTGTCAGCCAAATACAAATGTAATACAAATTTTTACGGAACCAAAATTAAAAATTAATGAATATAGTTTAGAATATGATAGAGGGTATACTTACCTTGAAGATATAGCACCAATTAAAGTTAAGTCAATAGACTTAAGGTTGTCTGATGATTTAGAGAGGATACTTATCAATAATGTATGAGTTTACATTCGATAATGCAGAAGAGTTTCTAATAAATGAAAATTTAAAATATTACAAAATAACAAATTTTAGAGGAACTTCTGCAAGCAAAACAGAAAAAGATATATTTATGCCTGGTAAATATTTTATTCTTCCGACAGACGACAACTTCTGGCATTTAATCTCTGAGCAAACTACACAGTATGAGATATTAAAAGACCATGTTCCAGACCTAAAGATTTTTGTTTTAAATATGTATAATCATGACATAGGTAAAGATCCCATTGATATAAAATCTTTTTGTTCTAAGGAATCAAAAAGGGACTCATTTAAAAATTTAGCATACTTTGAGGACTTTGCTTTAGCTTTTACAGATTCTCCAATGGTTTATCACTTAAGAGGAAATAATTATATTTTAGAAGAAGTTTATTTAATTTTAGATTTAAGATCTATGTTTAAGCATAATATGTTTAGAAGACATGGTGTGTTTCCATATTGGACAAAAATAGAATATCAACGAAATGACGGCTCAATGCAGTATGAAAACTATCCATGGACTGGACAAGATGATAAGAGATCAATATGGCAAAGAGACGGCCTAATAAAGACTAGGGAAAGATTTTCTAAGATAGTAGAGAGAGATGAATCATTTCCAAAAAAGATATATATATCTAGATCGGACGCTACAAGAAAATGGCTTTCGAGGCCACACGATAAAGAAATATTTATGAGAGCATTTACTGAAGAGCCAAAGCTAAAAGAATACTTTTTGTCAAAAGGATATACAGAAGTGATTATGTCAGATCATAGCTATAAAGACCAATTAAAGTTTTTTTATAATGCTACACACATAGTAGGACTTTGTGGAACAGGCCTTGTAAACTCTTTTATATGCCAAGAAGGTACCCAGGTCGTAGAGATTTTAGCTAATGGCAAGTATCAATTTAGCTACAGATATATGACACAGATTGCTCCAATCAAATTTGAAACAATTGAATTAAGGCCTGATCCTAAGATCACAGCAAAAATAGATGAAAAAGCAATAGAAAAACTAGAAAGGTATAACGGAATATACTAATGGAAGACGAAGAATACTCAGAATTATTGTCGTATTACCTAGAGATAGGCGTAGTTACTCTTGAAGGTTTAGATGAAAATGGAGAGCCTATCTACCAGATACAAGATTCTGCACAGGAGTTAGCTCCAGATTTGTGGGAATCGCATATGGAGCATGTTGATAGTGCTATGACAAAGCTTTACGAAGAGGGGCTAGTTGAGGTAGAATATGATGAGGACCTAGAGCCCATGTTTAGAATTTCTAAAGAAGGCTACGAAAGAGCAAAAGAGTACGGACTTATAGAGTTCCCAGAAGGAGAAATACCAAATGATTAACATTGTTATACCATTAGCTGGAGAAGGAAAAAGATTTTCCTCTAAAGGTATAGATATCCCTAAGCCTTTAATAAAGGTTGATGGGAAGGCTTTAATCCAACATTCGGTAGAAAGTTTAGGCATTGAAGGTAGATTTATTTTTATAACAAAAAAGTATAAAAATAAAGAATATAATAATGAGCTTACTGCCTTATTAAGATCCTTACAGCCAGATTCTATAGAGATTCAAGTAGAGCAAAAGCAACGTGGTGCCTCAGATGCAGCCATGTATGCATCCAAGTATATAGATACTGAAGATAGTCTTATTATAGCTAACTGCGATCAAAGAATGTCTTGGGACTCAAAGAGATTCACACAGTTTATAGAAGATTCTCATTGTGATGGATCTGTTGTTTTATTCAAAGCTACAGACCCTAAGCATAGCTACGCAGAAATAATTAATGACGAAATTGTAAGGATAGTTGAAAAGAATCCAATATCAAACGATGCTTTAATTGGAATACATTATTGGCGTAAAGGAAAAGATTTTGTAAGATCAGCTAAAAGATTACTTGAAGATGACCTAGCCGATGAGGTTTATATATCTCAAACATATCAGATGTTAATTGATGAAGGCTTAAGTATTCTTCCTTACTTTATCCCAAACAATGAATATATAAACCTGGGAACTCCTGAAGATGTTGATTTATACATTGGCAAGGTTAAAGAATTCTACACAGAAAAACCAAAAACTATATTTTGTGACATAGATGGAACATTAATCAGGCATGTACATAGGTTTAGTGATTTGCATAAATATGAGACAGAGATCTTGCCAGGAGTTGTAAAGAAATTTAATGAGTGGGATTCAAAAGGGCATAAGATTATTTTGACAACCGCAAGAAAAGAGTCTTCAAGGCACTTTACTGAGAAGCAGCTTAGCGAGATGTGTTTGCCTTGGGACATATTGATTATGGGAATCACCAGTGGAACCAGAGTTTTGATTAACGATAAACTTACCCATGCAGATCCAGATAGAGCAAGAGCTTTGAATGTTATAACAAACGAGGGCTTTGAAAATCAATACTGGGAGGATTACGGTCTATGAGACTTTCAAAACTAAATGATACAATTGGAGGGTGGTTCGTAGGTAATTTTGAGAAAGCAGCTTTTCAAACTGATGCTTGCGAAGTGTCTTATAAATATCACGCAAAAGGAGAAGTCTGGCCAGTACATTATCAGGAAAAGATAATCGAGGTTAATCTAATGGTGCGTGGTAAGATGAAGATGCACGATAAAATATTGGTAGAGGGAGATATCTTTATCCTATATCCTTACGAGATAGCAGACCCAGAGTTCTTAGAAGACTGTGAGGTTGTTTGCGTTAAGGTACCAGGAATTACAAATGATAAGGTCGTTGTAGTAAAACAATGAAAGTAATTGCACACAGAGGTAATACTAAAGGGCCTCAGCCAGAAAAAGAAAACTCTCTATTGCACATTACAGATGCAATTAGAAAAGGGTTTGATGTAGAGATTGATATCTGGATGTATGAAAACAATATAGTTTTCTTTGGTCACGACTTTCCACAATATGAGACCGATCTAGATGTTGTGAAGAGCTTAAAAACAAAGGCTTGGTTTCATTGCAAGAACGTTGAGGCAATGTACTACTTCAGCAACTCCACAGAATATTATAAATATTTTTGGCACCAGAACGATGACTTCACACTAACTAGTAATAATTATATTTGGACGTACCCAGGCAGACCACTAACGCCATATTCAATATCTGTAATGCCTGAGCTCAACGAGTTTAGGGATATTGGAGGAGAAATCTACGGAGTCTGTACTGATTACGCTGAAAAGGTTAGTAAATCTTTGAAGGCTATATCTGAATGAGAGTTCTAGATACTATCCCATTAGATAAAGACCATTTTGTTAGCAGGTATTCTAATGTCGCCTATCACCAAAGACAGCAGTACATAAACTCTATTAATCTTCCATATCCAATTTTTTCTGATAAGGAAGTAACCTTTCCAAAAGATGTTTTAGTTATTCCGTATATTGAAAAATATTTTCATAATTTTTTAGAATTTATTCCAAAGATACTTTTTCTTTTGCAGCAACACCAAAAGTTTACGGTTATAGTTGTTGTTGACAAAGACATGGACTACAGTGATGAATTAAAAATCCCATATGGCTGGATTAAATCAGATGATGGCCAGGACAGCTCATACTTTAAAGAGATGCTAGACAATCTTAAGGTTGATTATATGTGTGTCAAATCTAGTTCTGATTTTTATAAAAATTTAGTTGCAAGATCGGCATATATATTTTTTGATAGAAAAGAATTTTTATTTGATAAAAAATTAAATAGAAACTACCCAGAAGAAATGTACTTTAAAACCTTTTCTCCATTTGAAGCATGCGTCACTCAAACAATAGACTTGTTAGTAGGCCATGTTGAGATATTAAGGTCTTGGTTTCCAAGATACAAGTCAAAGGGCAAGAAGATATATATATCTAGAAAAAATTTTTCTGACAGGAAGATAAAAAATGAAGAGTTTGTATGTTTGCCAATCCCGAATCAAAAATACTAGAGATTGGAACAGAAAATTACGAAGTGGGTATTTACTCCAAGATGTTTTCCGTGTATAATATAGGCTGGACTAAAAAAATATTTAAGTCTCAAGACGGAGAAAGTATAGTAAAAGAAATTATGTCTGACCCGTTTTTAACAAATGCCTTCGTAGCTCAGAGGACAGAGCAGGACTCTTCTAAGGTCTTGGTCGTAGGTTCGACTCCTACCGAAGGCGCAAAGTGATATAATAAGAAAGGAGGTTAAAATGACACTGAGAAAGAAATTTAAGAAGTGGTTTGGATTTCCATCAAACATTTTGGACGTAGATGCGTTCGTTGAAAATATTGATAAGGAGGAAGATATGGTATTAAAGAAGGCCCCAGCTAAGAAGGCACCTGTAAAGAAGGCTCCAGATAAGAAGACAACAGCGAAGAAGACAACAGCCAAGAAGACAGTAGCTAAGAAGACAGCGCCAAAGAAGAAGTAATTTTGTTTGTCAAATATATTTAAATTTGATATAATAATATACGGGTCGTCCAACAGGAGGCCCGTATATTAATTTATTCGCTTAAAGGAGGAATAAAATGGTACTAACTCGTACTCTGGATCTTTTTAATGATCCTTTCTTTATTGGTTTCAATCATACATTGGACCGCTTAAATTCAGTTCATACAGCAGCAATTCATCAATCTTATCCACCTTATAATATTTTTAAGGTAGAAGAAGATGTATTTCGTGTCGACCTAGCATTAGCTGGGTTTGACAAGAAAGATGTGGATGTAACTGTAGATAATGGAACTCTTATTGTTAAGGGTGAAATTTCTACAGAAGATAATGTTGAAGCACTGCATAAAGGAATTGCTACCCGTAAATTCACACGCACATTTGCGCTTGGGGAATACATGGAAGTAACTTCGGCTGAATTTAAGAATGGTATGCTCGGAATTACAGTAGAGCGTATTGTCCCTGAAGATAAGAAGCCAAAGACAATCAAGATCAAATAAGGTATAATATAAGTCTGCACCCTTTCATCGGGGAGTCGCAGATATACGGGCCATTCGTGGCTGCCGTAGGATCCACCTGAGCATGTGGATAAACTGCTCACCAAATAGATAAGAGAATGTTTTGAACTTTCATTGGATGGCTAGACAACCTGAGATGTCTATAGAAGTTTTAGACGCCATGATTAAAAAATTAGATTCTATTGGCTACGAGTCTGTTTTATTGTTGTATGGAAGTAAAATACCAGACTATTGGATTAAAGTAGCAAGGACATTAGATCCTAGCCATAAAATAAAATATATGTTTGCAATGAGGCCGTACGCTGTAAGCCCAGATCATTTATACATAATGACAAAATCTTTTAATGAAATACAAGAAGATAGGCTTATGATTAATTTTGTTTCTGGTGAATTCTACCCAGAAGAAATTGATCCAACAGACGCAGATGGAATAGATATTAGCATAGAAGATAAAGAAAAAAGAAGGTTATACGTTAAAAAATTTGTTAAAAAATATGTAGGCTTATTTGAAGATATAGATGTCAAGCCTATTGTTTTGGTTAGTGGTGGCGCACCTACTGCAGTTAAAACAGCAAGAGACTATGCAGACTACTCTCTAGTTATGTATAAAGATTTTCTATTTAAACCTGAGACTTTTCATGGTATAGATAAAGTAATGATTAATTTTTCTGTACTTATGAGGCCAACTATGCAAGAAGCTGAAGAGGCGGTGGCTAAATTAAGCGACATTGATAAGATGAATACTGTATACGGCACCCAATCTGACATAATCGATGCCATTAACATATTGAAAGATTATGGAATTAATGATATCCTTATAGATAGAGCACACTGCGAAGAAGATGCAGACTACATACATGATTTTGTAAAGGAGCTAATAGATGCCAGCGTATGATTTTTCTTGTATAGAATGTGATTACACAAAAGAAGTTACCAGGCCAATATCTAAAGCATCAGAGCCAGAACGATGTGAAAAGTGTGGTTATGAAATGGTAAAAGTTTTTGGCACATTTGGCATTCAGTTTAAAGGTACTGGGTTTTACAAAACAGACAATGCTAAGTAGTTTAAACTAACATTCTGGTATAATTACTAAGTAAGCAAAAATATTGCATTACTTAGGAGATACCTAGTTGACTAGAAAGTTACAGTATTTTTTAACCAGCCTTTTTATAATGGGCTGGCTTTTCCTTTTTGGGCCTAGCATAGCAAATGCTGATGAGCCAACAGTTCAAGTAACTCCAGCTACACCTTCTTCGGATACCGCCACAGCAACCACTCCTATTACAGTTGAGATAGTTGCAGATAAGGTCGAAGCAGCAGCAGATACACTACAAGCAGCAGCTCAGGCTCAAGGTAATGCGATCATAGCAACAGTTCAAGCCAATGTTCCTGACACAACACCTCAACAAGCAGCATCAATTGCTACAACACAAGAGCCCATTGCAACTGCAGTTGCCGAGGCCACAGTAAAAGTACAAGAAGCCACAACAGCTATTCAGTCTGCAGAGACAGCAGTATCTATTGCTACAACGGCACAGGCAGCAGTAGAATCACAAACTGCAGTAGTTGCACAAGCAACAATAGTTGTTGAGTCAGCTACAGCAACAGTTACTACAGCAACCGCAGCAGTAGAATCACAAACTGCAATTGTTGCTACAGATCAGTCAAATGTAAATGCGGCTCAATCAGCAATAAATGAAGTCTCTCAGCCTGGATTAAAAGTAGAGGTTTATGATGTACAGGGCCAAAATAATGCCCCAGTCTTATCAGAAAATGCAACACCAATACACACAACAACTGACACTAATGGGATTAGCGAACAATGGGGCGGTGGAGCCGTTGCTGGATCTAATAAGTCTGAAGATGTAATTGTTAAATACACAGGAACTTGGACTCCATCAATTGATGTTAACTATATTTATGCTCCAGCAGATGATGGTGTAAAAGTATATCTTGATGGTCAACTTGTTATTAATGATTGGTATGACAAGGGTGGTGGAGGAAGCGTTGCTACAACTCCTATATCTGCTGGGACAAGTAAAGCGTTTGAGTTGTGGTATTACGAAAATGGTGGTGGTGCTGCCGTTTGGTTTTATCGTTGGGCCACTAACACTGGTTGGGTTGTAGCTCCTGGATCTGAATTTACTCAAGTTTCTGCTACTCCAGAACAAATAGCAGCATTAAATGTTGCACAACAAACATTATCAGCAGATACAGCAACACTAAGTATACTTCAGCAAAACCTAACAAATGCAAATGAAAACCTAACAGCTGCTAACCAAAACCTAACAACTGAGCAGCAAAACCTAACAACTGCAAATCAAAACCTAACAACTGCAGTTCAAGCAGCAGATACCCTTGCTAATACAGCAACTACTAAAGTAAATGAAGCGGTGTCTGCTATGACTAGTGCTGCTCAAGTTGCAGTTAGTTATTACGATGAGCAAAGAGCCATCGCTGCAGAAAATGCAAGAATAGCTGCAGAGCAAGCTGCTGCACAAGCAGCATTAGAACGTGCCTACGCAGAAGCGCAAGCAAGAGTAGCAGAACAAGCAGCAGCTCAGGCTGCTGCAGAAGCAAAGGCAGCTGCAGAAGCAGCAGCAAAAGCAGAAGCAGAAGCAAAGGCAGCTGCAGAAGCAGCAGCAAAAGCAGAAGCAGACAGAATTGCTGCTGAGGAAGCTGCAGCAAAAGCAGAGGCAGATCGTATAGCAGCAGAAGAATCTGCAGCAAAAGCAGAACAAGAAGCTAAAGAGCAGGCAGAGGCAGACGCAAAAGCAGAAGCAGAAAGACTAGAAGCAGAAGCAGAGGCTGCAAGACAAGCAGAAGAGCAAGCAAAGGCAGAAGCAGAAGCTAAAGCACAAGAAGAGGCAAATGCTAAAGCAGAAGCGGAAGCTAAGCAAGCAGAGGCAGATAAATTAAAGGCTGAGGCGGAAGCAAAAGAAGCAGAAAAAGAAGCTCTTGATAAAGCAATAGAAGATGCTAAGGAAGGCAAAGAATTAACTGAAGAGCAAAAAGATGCAGTAGTTGCCACATTGGTTGAAGATTTAAAGCCAGGAGAAGCAGTAAGCTCTGCAGACATCAAGGCATCTGGAATATCATACTCAGACCTTCCGCCAGCAACACCAGTAGATGTTCGAACAGATGAAAATGGAAATGCTGTTGTAATTACTGCAGAAGTTGCAGCACAGGTAGAATTACTACAAAATCCTTCTGAGCTTCTATCAACTGCATTAGAAAATCCAGCAGCAGCCATCGCAGCGTTAGGAGCAATTGGTGCAGACATGTCAGATGAAGAAAGAGAAGAGGCAACAAATATGGTTGTTGCTACAGTAGTTGCAGCAGGAGCTGCAATTAATGCAGCAGCAGTTGCTACAGGAGGAGCCACTGGAGGTGGCACAGGAGGCGGAGGAAGTTCTGGCGGAGGCTCTTCAGGAGCAAATTCACCAGGTTCACGAGGAGGTAGAAAATGGTAAGAATACTTAAAAATATAATAAAAGACCTAATAGACCAGGCATGGACCCTTCTTGGAATGTTTATTGCATGGGTAGTCCTAGATGGTAGCGCTAAAACTGTTGTAGGATATGGAATTATAGCCACAACAGGTCTTTGGATAATTACAAGCCCAGCTAGAAATAAAGAATCAGATTAGGGTATAATAGGACTATGAGAAAACTGATCTCTATTGCCCTAGCTGGGCTATTAATGGTATCATTGACTTCGTGTGGATATAGCGGATTCTATAGATATCCATGCCAAGATCCAAAAAATTGGAAGAATGCAGAGTGCAATCCTCCAGTTTGTGAGGCATCTGGCACATGTACAAAAGATGTAATTGGAAATATCCAGACAACAGAACAAACAACCACAGAAGGAAATAATAATGGCTAAAGATAGATTATCACCACAAGACCTAGACGCTAGACTAAAGTTTATTTTAGGAATCACTCTTGGAACAATTTTATTGGCAACATCATTAGGAATTTTATACGCCCTAATTTTTGTTACACAGCCAATTGGAGCACAATCAGAAAACGATAAAATGTTTTTTAATGTTCTAGGTAGCGTAGCAACATTTATCACAGGAACTCTTGCTGGATTATTAATTGGTAATTCTGGAGCTAAGGACATCATGTCTGCACAGTTAGCCAACAAAGAAATGGACGCAAAGAATACACAGGCGGATAAAAAATTAGAAGCAGAAATCGATGCAACTGCTGCACGTCTTGCTGCAAAGCCAGACGGTGCAATGCCTGAACAACAGCCAGTTGACACAGATTGGGATAAGGATTAATCATGGCAGAACAAGGTACAGCAGCACGTTTAATTGAAGTTGCAACAGCAGAACTAGGAACCATCGAAGGTCCTAAAGACAATGAAACTAAATACGGTGCGTACACAAAAGCAAACTTCCAGCCATGGTGTGGTTCTTTTGTTAACTGGTGCGCTAATGAAGCAGGAGTAAAAGTTCCAAACACTGTTTATACTCCAGGCGGAGCGCAAGCATTTAAGAAAGCTGGTGCATGGATTGATGGGGACATTGCAGATCCAGAACCAGGAGATATTGCCTATTTTGATTTCCCCTCAGATGGCGTCGATAGGATTTCTCACGTAGGAATTGTTATCAAAGACAACGAGGACGGAACAGTCTGGTGCATTGAAGGAAACACTAGCCCAGATAAAAAGGGAAGCCAAAGAAATGGCGGACAGGTTTCAAAAAAGCTTCGTGCATTCAAGAAGAATAAACAAGGTGAAATGATTTCAATCGTGGGCTTTGGTCGTCCAAAGTTTAAAGGTGCTGGTAAGGTTAGCAAGCCAGAAGAAGCAGCTGAGAAGAAAGTTTGCCCAACCTGCGGTAAGTAGTATGAATACGTACAAAATAAAGCTAGAAGTTGATACAGAGATTCAAGCATTTAATTTTGATGACGCAGTTGATTATGTTAAAGACATATTTGCTACTGGCGATGAAATTAAAAAAATACAGTTCATAAGTGTTAAGGAGAAAGAATAGTGGCAAAAGAGGGATACAAGCCAACATCTGGTATGCAGTCTGCAGCACGTCGTGCCATTAAGCTAAAAGAGCAAGGTAAGGCAAAAGGTGCTGGTACAGCTGTAGGATGGACTAGAGCAGGTCAACTTGCTCGTGGAGAAACATTAAGTCTTTCTACTGTTAAGCGCATGTATTCTTTCTTTTCACGTCATGAAGTAGATAAGAAGGGCAAAGACTGGGATAACGCAGAAAATCCTTCAAACGGAAAAATTATGTGGTTAGCATGGGGTGGCGACGCAGGCTTCTCATGGTCAAGAAAAATTGTTGAAAGAGAGAAGAATATGAAAAAGTCGTACACACAAGAAGCTTTAATTGAAGAGATTAAAGATATATTAGATGATGTAGTTAATCCAATCGATACAGTTATTGAGATCGATGACGATGCAGATATTAAGAAGGCTATTAGATCTGAAATTACAAAAGAACAACTTGCAATGGTTGTTGAGCATTTGATGGAAGCAATTGAAGGTATGATTGAAGTTCCAGAAGAAGATGACATGGAAGAAGAGCCAGAGGCACCAGAAGATAATGGCGTAGCTCCAGTAGGAGACCCAGATAAAAATTCTGTAAATTGGCCAGTAGTTAAGGCATATGAAGATTGTGGTTGTGAAACATGTAAAGCAAACGGAACCTCTTGCGAGGAATGTGATGACTGTGTTTCTAAGTCGTACGATTCAGACAATGAAGACGAAGACAAGTGGGATAATATTCAGAAGGCATGCTGGTCAGGTTATAAGCAGGTTGGTATGAAAGAAAAGAATGGTCGCAAAGTTCCAAATTGTGTACCAGTTAATAAAGTTCAAAAGTCTATTTGGGACGGAACATTTATTAAATAACCATTGACACGTACTGCTTAATTGCTGTATAATATATATCAAGTGGCGGAAGAGCGATAGGATAAAAGTGATATCTCTTACACAAAAAGGTGTGGATATATTTATTTCAAGATATAAAACTGCTAACCAAAAATCATATTGGGAAAACTATGATTTAGTAATTTGGAAGAAAAACAATAACGGATATACTAGCACAAAGGGATTATACCAAGATAACTCTTGGGGAATATCAGACAGAGTGTCTGTGAGCAACCAAGGAATGTGGAAGATACCAACTAAGTATGTCAAGTATTTTAAATGATCTAGGAGTAGATCAGGATGATTTTGAGTGGTACCACCTCTCAGTTTGTAGAGGAATGGACACAAATTTATTTTATGATAAGTATGAGTCAGATGTAAATATATCTAAAAATATAGATCAGGCATGCATGTCCTGCCCAGTAATATCAATGTGCTATCAATCTGGTACTGATAATAATGAGTATGGAGTTTGGGGAGGCGTTTATTTAAATGCTGGATCACCAGATAAATCTAGAAATGTGCATAAGACTCCAGAAGTCTGGAAGATTTTGAGCCAAAAACATGGAGAATAATCATTTCAAACATGGTATAAATTTATGGACTGGTGAGCCAAACAAGCCAGTATTTTATACCAAAGAAATGGCTAAAAGAGTTAGAGAGATTCAAAAGCCAGCTCACGATTTACAAATAGATATAGTTAAATATCCAGAGTTTTTAGCAATACGATTATATGAAGACAATTTTATTCAATACCATGGAACAAAAAAAGAGATGGTAATTGAATATGTAAGCAAAGTTAAAAAGCTTATTGAGTCATATGGAGTAAGATGTGTTTTGGAGGGCAAGCCAAGTGAAAGAGTCTTATGAGCGCATACTAGTTGTATATATTCAGAGCCTTAAGATTTGTGGTACAATAGATTCTCTAGGCGCTTTTGCATCTGTAATTAAATACAAACTAGACGGGAAAGATTACGAAGAAGTGATTGACAATGAAGATTTTACAATTTTAGATGAAATTGTTTTAACTCACATAGAGGAAAATTAATGGACAAAATAACATGTTATTCATGTAATAAATCAAAGCACAAGTTAAATGTAAAGATGTCAAGTATTCTACCCATCAGCCTATTAATGTGCGAAAGCTGTATAAATTCTAAATACGAGCCAAGATGGACAATCATTTTGGCTGGCCGACAAAATGGTCCAGAATCTGTAAGAGAGTTTATATTGAAAAAGAGATATGTCGGCAATGATATTTCAGCCTTTGAATTGATTGTCTAGACTCTGAATTTAAACAATAGTATACTGTTGCTATGACCTGTATCGCTGCAATTGCTCAAAATGGAATAGTTTATATGGCTGCTGATTCTGCTGCTTCCGACGAGAAGAGTGGATGGATTGTAACCAGAAAAGATCCTAAAGTATTTAAGGTAGGACAGTACGGTATTGCATTCACAGATTCTTTTAGAATGGGTCAGATACTTCAATACAATTGGACGCCACCCAAATATACACCAACAAAAACTAATTCAGGACTAACTAAGTTTATGCAAACTAAATTTGTAGATTCAGTTAAAGATGCATTTCGTGCTAATGGTTTTGGATCTGTTGCTGTTCCAGGCTCTGAAGATGAAGGAGGAATATTCATCATCGGCGTTGAAGGAAGAATATTTGTAATGGAAGATGACTTTCATATTGGAGAGAATACAATAAACTATATGGCAGAAGGGTCTGGCGGAGCATTTGCTTTAGGATCATTACATACGACTAAGAAGCAAAAGAATCCTAAGATAAGACTAAAAGCTGCCTTGGAAGCTGCATCAGAGTTTACAATGAGCGTGTCTCCACCCTTTACTTATTTGCAGGTTTAGAGTATAATAAGAATATGACGTGGCTCTATTATTCTGCTGCCACCCTATTAGGATTAATAGGTGTTAAAGAGATCATGAGATTTTTTGGAAACAATGTCTTAGTGATTGTTAACAAAGAAGACATAGTTAAAGAAGACGACATGGACCCAAGACACATATCTGAACTGAAACCAGATGGATATGATAACTCTATGGATTTAAGAGGAACCCCCACACATGTTTGCGTATGTGGATGTAATGTATTTAATTTAAAAGTCATTTTTGATGATTTTGAAATAGCTCAATACTTTTTGGACATGGAATGCTCTTCATGCGGTAGTCTAGCGACTGCTCCTACCCCAGTAGACAAAGGAATAGAATGAGAAATTCTAAAAGAATAAAGGACCTTGAGCTTCAGGTTGTTGTCCTGCAACAGGATATAGAAATGATAGCTTCTATACTTCAGATCCTAATTGATGATGGAGTAGATCTCCCAGACATTGAGTCTGGAAAGTGGTATAAGAAAAATAATTAATGCTATTGACAACAATGAGTCAATTTAGTATTATTACTTTATGAATAAAAAACTACTAGCAATCGTATTATCAGCGCTTGTCGCTGCACCGCTGGCTTCTGCGGAAGCATCAGTCAAAAATAAGACTGTTCTGCCTACATTGGCAATTATGGATACAGCAATTGATACATCTATTCCATCTTTAAAGAATCGTGTTGTTTATGAGGTATGTATTCTTGCTTGGAATACATGTCCAAATGGAACTAATTTTCAAGAAGGAGCTGGATCAGCCTCTCTTCCTTCCAGCATAATTACTCGTAATGGGTTTGATCATGGAACACAAATGGCATCTGTTGCAGCACAATCTAATCTAAATATGAATATTTTGTTTGTACGAATCATTGGTAACACAAGAGACGGCAGACGACAATTAACACCAGAAGCATCTATTGCTAATGCTTTAAGCTGGATTATTGCTAACAAGGATAAGTACAATGTTCAAGCAGTAACAATGGCTCAAGGAAATACAAACTATAATAAAACTGGAGATTACTGCCCAGCATCAGGACCTCTTACTCAGGTAGTTAACAATGCTATTGCATCGAACCTCCCAGTATTTTTTCCAGCAGGCAATGATAGAAACTATACAAGAATTAACTGGCCAGCTTGTATCCCAGCAGCAATTGCTGTAGGAGGAACAGACACGACTGGTGCAGTTGCTACTTGGTCTAATCATGACCCACAAAGATTAGACTTTTATTCATTGGGTCAAACACGAGCAGAGGTTCCAGGCGGAGCAACAATTAATGTTGCTGGAACATCTGTTGCTATCCAGACAGCAGCAGCAAATTGGTTAAAGCTAAAGTCAGTAAAGCCTGCGCTAAGTGTTGGAGATATAAATGCTCTTATCGCAAAAACTGCTACTCCAACCAGTAACTCAAAAGTTACTAGCATATTGTTTAACCTAGGGGCTGCTATCAATGGCTAATCAGATTAGTTTATTAGAAGCTATCATCGAAGATTGTGGCAGAGCGTTATTCCAGAAATGGGCTAATGCTTTGCCTGAATCTGAAAGAACAGAAGAGAACTTACATGCAGTAAGCCTAAATGCTTCTGAGTCTGCTATCTTTGTTATTAAAATGTTTATGGACAAATTTAATGAAGAGGCGGAAGCTTTAAAGGGTATTGACGACAACCCACCAACAATAGTAGAATAAGGCTATATGCAAACATTTCTCCCAGAGGCGGACTTTCAAGAGACAGCAAAGGCTCTTGATCGCCAACGCTTAATTAAACAAAGTGTAGAAAATCTACAGGTTCTAAAATCATTAGCTGGTCTTTATGATGAATCGGGGGCTTGGAAAAATCATCCAGCAGTCAAAATGTGGCGTGGACATGAAGATTGGTTATTCCTTTATAATGAGGCCATAATTCGTGATATAATTCTACGTGGGTACAAGAATAGTACTCAGTCAACATTTGACAATATTTATTCTGAGCATTTTATTGGTCTTGAATCAGATAGACCATGGTGGCTTGGAGATGAAAAACTTCATTACTCTCACAAGGGGAGACTTTATGAAAAGGATTCAGAAAAATATTATTTCTACAATGAGTATTCGGATTATAGAGAACTTGGCTACACATGCTGCTCAACATGCAGTTACTATTGGCCAACACATGTCGAGGCATCATGATAGTAACTGATAATAACTTTGAAGACACAATTAATAATCATAAATTGGTTTTAATGGATTTTTGGGCACCATGGTGCGGTCCATGTAAATTAATTTCCCCAATATTAGACGAGATATCAGAAGAAAAAGGTTTATGGGTTGGTAAGTTAAATGTAGATGAAAATGAGGTAAAGCCTCAAGAGTACTCTGTACAATCTATTCCAACTATGATACTATTTGTTGATGGAAAACCAGTTAAAAGAATTGAGGGAGCAATGCCAAAGCACAAATTGCTAAAGGAGCTTGATCAATGGATTTAGATTTTAATGACTGGATGAAGTACGGTTATGAAAAAGGCTGGATATCAGATGTGTTTTGTAACACACATGATGGTGGGCCTATGACCGAAGAAGAAGCAAAAGAGTGGGACGAAGGAAACGATCCTTGCTCATTCCATGTTAAAATATGGGAACTACATTAATATTCCACTGTCGTTAGAGGTGGATAAACTAAATAAGGAGAAATACAAAGAATGAACTCATTCAAGAAAGTATCGCTAATCATCGCTGCAGCCCTGACTAGCACAATGCTTGTATCGCCAGCAGCTCAGGCTAATGCTGGAACTGTCACGCTTACAGTGGCGGGATCTGCAGCAACAGGTGGAACAGCAGTAGCAACACCTGTAGCACTACCAGTGCCAGCAGATAATAGTATCGATGCAGCAGATGCATTGAAGATTGCTGTAACATCAGTAGACACTGGAACAGTAGTAACAGCAGTTGCAACAAACGCAACGATTGTTCCTGCTCTAGCAACAGCATCAGCACCAGTAACTGCGTCAAGCGGTTCATCAACTCTTTCAGTTTCAACAGGAACTGGAAATTCAGCAGACTTTTTTGTATATACTAAGTCTACAGCGGTAGGAACAGTAGCAATTACTCGTGCTGGAACTACAACAGTTTATTATGTACAGGGTACAGCAGGTGCCCTAAACTCAATCGCAATTACAGCACCAGCATCTGGAGCAGCAGGAACGATTGTGACACTTAAGGTAGCAGGATACGATGTATTCGGAAACCCAAAGGGTGGATCAACAATTAATACTCTTGTAAGCTCAAATGGTACAGCAGTTGCAACAGCTCTTACAACAGATACAGCAGCAGCAACACTTGGAACCAAGGAACAGACAGTCACACTTCCTGCTTCAGGTCAGGTTGTAGTTACAGCGTATGCAACAGTAGCAGCAGCCGTAACAGGACTTACAACACCAGTAGGCTCTGTAGTTGCAACAGTAGCAGTTCGTGATCTTGCAGGAGAACTTGCAGCAGCAAATGCTGCTCTTGCAGTAGCAAATGCTGCTCTTGCAGCAGAAAAGGCTGGACGTGCATCAGACAAGGTTGCTTCTGATAAGGCACTTGCAGATGCATCAGCAAAGCTTGCAGCAGACGCAGCAACAGCGAAGGCAGCAGCGGATCTTGCTAAGGCCACATATATTGCAGAGTATAATGCTCTAGCAAAGAAGTGGAATGCAAAGAACCCAAAAGCTAAGGTTAAGCTAAAGAAGTAATTTAGTAGCAGTGGGGCATAACTTGCCCCACTGCTCTATAAATGATAGAATAGAAACTATGGACAAAGACCAAATAGAATCAGAAGTAAGGCAAAGAATTATTCAAGGCCTTTTAAGTTTAACTATCCCACCTAACTGGGATTCATCAACAACATTGAGATATATAATTAATTACGTAGACAGAAGCGGTAATGATAAGAATAGTTAAAGACAAGATTTTTATTATAGAAAATTATCTTGGAGCAGATTCCTGCAAGTTTTTAACAAACGCTTTTCATGAAAGAATGGAAGAAACTGGACGTGGTGGCATAGTCGGTGGCCCATCATTTAGCAGAAGCAATTACAATAAAGGCTTAAGCAGCGCAAATGATATGTTTGAATATGATCAATTTGAAAGATTTAACATAGGACTAGACCTAATGAGCGGTCTAGGGTATCGTATGCAAAAGACCATATCAGATCATTACAAGAACGATTACTACGTAAAAAGCATGTTCTTTAGCAAGATGGTTGAAGGTGGAAGAAACACTCTTCATATGGATAATTGGTACCAAACCTTTGATGGCAAACTAAAGCCGAGACCATTCAATAGAGACGATAGATCAGGACTATTGTATTTAAATGATGACTATGAAGGTGGAGAGCTATATTTTCCTTTGCAGGATTTTGAGTACAAACCAAAAGCAGGAACGTTTATATTTTTTGAGGGAAATCAAGAAGTTCCTCATGAAGTAAACTTAGTTAAATCAGGAACTAGATATAACATAATCTCTTTTTATGGAGATAGCTCAAATTTTACTGTTGACACAAATCCAAGTATTGAGGCTTTAAATGTTATGGAGACTCAAGCAACAGTCGACAGCCTAAAAAATATCAAAGAAATAGTATGGGAGTATGACGATTATGGAATCAACTAAAAGAACATTGCTAAAAACACTAAGCTGGGAAATATTTCATCTTGTAGGTGTTGCTGGAATAATTGCAATAGTTACATATGCATTAACTGGAGAAATTGAGTACGAGTATACTACCCTGGGTGCTTTGGGTTATATTCTTTGGGAAGCTTTAGGATACTTTCTTCATGAAAGAGTCTGGGCTAGATTTGGAAGCAAGGTTAAGTAATGGGAAAGCATCACGATAAAATTAAAAAGGCTTTAGAGCAAAGAATTGCAGCAACTCCAAGCGGTCCAGCATTTAAGAAGCCAGGATCAATGAATAAAAAGAAAACAGGCTATAGGGGCCAGAAGGCAAAAGGTCCTAAGTAGTGTTTAATGATTTATGTGAAATAAAAGACTGTAAAAACAAGGCAACAAGAATAGCAGCCAAGCCAGAAGGCGGAATCATAGATATATGTAATGACTGCTGGCACCAGAAATACAAGTCTTAATCAACTAAATGCTATAATAGAGGTATAGATGGAGATCTAGACCCATCTAAATAAACAACCTATAGGAGAAATAAAATGTCAGACGGATTAAACTTAGACGGCTTTACTTCAACAAAGCCATCAGCAACAACACCTTGGAACAACAATGAGCAGTACGCTGCAGATCCAAAGGCTGCATTCCCAGCACAGGACAAGTCATCACAGGGTCCAGCAGGAACAACAAAGAAGTAATTATGTGCGTAGAATGTGGATGCGAAAGCGTCGGTAGCGAAACAGGAGTTGTAGGAGTTTCGATTAACGATGCATCAAGAAGTGGTGAAGCTGGCTTAACACTAGGCATGACAGCAACACCAGAACAAAGAGAAAGATTTATAAATGAGTGATAACGGTACGGGCATGCAAACCCCTCCAAACAATCAACCATCAGGTGCAGTAACTTCAAGAGAAGCTGGAAAAAAGAATCCTTCACAGGGAAAGTTTAGATCTGGTTTAAAGGTAGACACCAACAAGCATGGGATTCGTAGAGAGACTTCAACAGCACCAAAACCAAAGAAAACAAGACCAAAGAAAGTGTAAAGGTAATGCCCCCGAAAGGGGGCTTACTTATTTATTATGTGTAAACAATGCGGTAATTGCAGCAAAGAACATCAATCATCAATAGATGATTCAATTGATATTACTTTAGATCTTCCTTTTTGACAACTGCTTTTTCAATTCGATTAATTGAATCACGCAAGCTAGATCCGCCATTGGTAAATAACTCAGCTTTAACTAAAGCAATTTCTTTTTCAATTGAATCAAATCTTTCATCACCAATCTGTAGTCTTTTTACAATGCCAGGATGCTCTGGAGTTCCGTCACCATTCCAATCGTTAATGAACGTAAACCAAGTTCTAAAAAGCTTAAATAGATTAATAATAAATACTGAAATGACACCACCTGCAGCGCCAATTAAAACGATCATTTCTAAAGTATTCATTTATATATTATATTCCTAGTTGCTTTAAAATGCTATTGACAATCATATCTATTTATTGTAAACTAGGTCTATGTTTAGTCGACTAATATGTTTAATTAAATCACACAATTTTGTTCCAGCAGGTAAATGTCCATTTACTGGTTCAACTTATGATTTTTGCAAAAGATGCAAAACAATGGTTCCAAGAGAGCTGGCAGAATAATGGACATAGAAGCAGCAGAAAATGCTTTTAAAGATATGGAAGACCCTAGGAACAAAGTTTCTTATGTTAAAACACAGTGGGCTTGCCCTTGTAACGGATGTAAAAAGGCTGCTAAGCATGAGCGTGAAAGAATAGCAGGGTTAATTCAAGAACAGCACCTACTTGCAGCATCTGGAGAGCTTAGGCGGTATGGATTAAGAATGATAGAGTGTAGGTATGGAGGCTGTGACTGCTACGCAATTATAGATATGATCATTGAAGGGACAGATAGTGCCCCGAAAAAGAAATAGCAGCATGCATTATGATTTCTTTGAGCGTGTTTGGCTCGGAGAACTTAGTTGCTGTGGTCTATCCATGATAGCCAAAAGCAAAAAAGAGTTTCAAAGAAACAGATTAAATCACACTAGAAAGTATTGCCTTGGCGGTTATTAAATGCTATAATAATATAGCATGCAAGGCGTAAGCCTTAATATATATATTAGGAGAAAACAATGAGCACTTTTACAGATTCAATCGGCACATGGGAGCTTGACGAAGCTAACAGCCGTTTCGTTCGCAAGAATGAAGAGGGACAAGAAGTAGGCGAAGCAACATTTGATTATGTTCGCAACACCCCAGATGCGCCACAGTGGTTCCACGAAAACCTACCAGCAGCAGAGTAATTAATTAAACATACAATATGGGTATAGACAAATCTATACCCATATTGTATTATTAGACCATGTTTAGAAAACTTAAATTGCGCTGGCATTTGAGAAAGATTATAAAACAAAATCATGAGCTTTTAAAGAGGCTAGACGACTACGATGAAAACGGAATTCCATACTGGGAGAAAAATGTGTAACAAATGCGGGATAGACAAAGAAAACATAGAATACTGGGACACTCATCAGACTATGAGCGATTATAAAGTTTGGTGTGCAAATAATGGCTAATCTTGAATTAGGGCAGATGCTGCTAAGCAACACGCCAGCGCAGTTTTATGATGCTGATTGGGCTACTGATGGACTAAATATGATCGCAGAAGTTATTGCTGAATTGCGTGGCGAAGAGCATGGCGTATATGGATGGAACAGCTTGCTTACATCAAATTCAGGTAATGATGAGTTTGTAAATGATATATTTGAGATGCGTTCGTATTGCTGGTGTGATAGTGGGTGGGAAGATTATGAAGGCCCTCATCCAGATGGATGCCCGCCAAACTTTATATACAAGCCAACTGGATTAGTTATAACTTGGTATAAGCATGCTAGCCGTGGCATTACTGCAAATAAAAAGTATCCAGGAGCACGTACTTGGTTTGAAATAATTAAGCATTGTATTGGAAGTATAGAATGACTAAGACTGATGAGATCGTAGACATGCTATTTTCTATTGTGGGAGACAACACATGGCATGCATTACAATGGCTATACGGTCAAAACACAGCTCTTAAGGGTATACCAATGGAATTAATTAACTCAGGTGAAGTAGACAGAGTTCATTCGTACCTTCATTTTAACTGTTACGGACCTTATTAATGAATGAAGAATTAATTATTAAAATTACTAAAGCTAAGTATAATGAAAAATTTTCACATTGGGAAGTTGATGTTAATTCAAATACAGCAGATGTATTTTTAGAAGGAACAGCCCCTACAATTTGGGGAGTATTAGACATGGCCTCAGAATATATCTGGGATCAAAGACAAACAGAGGAATGGTTTAAAGATGACGCAAACAAGTCCAATTATAGTATTTAATCCAGAAGGATTATCGGAAGACCAAGTTGCTATGATTAAGAAAGCATTAGATGAAGCATACCGTGTAGGATATGAAACGGCTAAGGAATTTTATCAGCTAAAGCTAAACACAACAACTTCAACTAGTCCATCAACTAGTTGGACTGGAACATATCCACCA